AAATCACCCCGTAGACATCTACGAAGACAAAGAAGGTTTATACTTTGACATTGCCTGTACTGGCTTAACAAAGAAACAAATCGAACTTAAAGTCGAAGATGATGTTTTAAGGGTATCGTATACTAAAAAAGATAAAGATGAAGATAATAATCGACATTTTTATCATTCAGGTATTGCTAAACGAAGCTTTAATTTAGGATGGAAAATTGCTAGGCGATTTGACTTAACTAAAATTGAAGGTTCAATGAAAGATGGGTTATTGAAATTATTTATCCCACTTACGCCTGAAAGCAAACCAAAAACAATTTCAATTAAATAAAGTTTTATTAAGATCAGTCAGTTATTCCTCGTTAAATAAATAGGTTGTGTTCATTAAGTAATTAAGGATTGGTTTGAGGAGCCAATCCTTTTTTATATTTATAATAAATGAAAAGTAATGTATATCCTTGGAATACCAGAAAGACAATATAGAAGAACTACTCAAGTTTTAGGACCTGAGTCAGCTGAACCTATAGAATATAATTCTGAAAAACAAGATGATGGATTTTACTTATTTCAGTTTCCTAATTGTGATGAATATCGTTTTAGGGAAATAGTAAATTTACTAAAAAATAATGGAGTAACAACTATAGGAGCTGATACTCAGTTAACAGAAAATAAAATTATGAAGTTATCAAACTTAATTAAAAAACCACTTAATGAACAAGGAAGTCCTGATGAAAATGATCTTATAGACATTTTAAAGGATACTCTTAAAAGAATGGAAAGTAAAGACTATCGAGGTGGGGGCTTTGAAGCATGTGATTTATCTAATCATTATTTAGAAGAAATAAGAGAAGTAATTGAAGATTATACAGAAAACATGTATATGGATATGCCAGACACTAGTATGAATGAACAAGATGTCCCTACAACAGGTGGTAAAGTAGAAAAATTTAAAGTTGATGTAGAAGGAGAAATGGTTGATGTTACTTTAGATAAAGGCCATGCTACAGGAATGCAAGATGTTACTATTTCTTGGGGGGATGAATCACACAATGTAAATTTTGAAGAAATGGATCCCGAAGAAGTAGAAGACCATGATAATGAAGGTAAAGATATGGTATTTAGAGCAATATCTAGAGATAAAAATTGGGAATTTGCTTTAGATGTTTCTGTTGAAGCTGATTATGATATGTCAGGTAATGTACAAGATATAGATTGGCGTTCTTTAGAAATAGAAAAAAAAGATACACCACCCCAAATAAACGAAAGTTATTTTAAAACACAAATGCAAAAAAGAGCGGGTATAATTAAATAGCTATGAAGAAGTTTAACATAAAAAAGTGGCAAGATAAACATCTATCTGAACAATGTGGGGGGATGGAAGTTAAACATTACGATAGCCCAGAAGGAGAAGGAAAAATGGCGAAAGGTGATGCTATAGAATTAGCTAATGATGCAGCCGATGTAGCTAGTATGATTGGACCTGAAACTAATTTACCTGAATGGGTAGAATCAAAAATAACATTAGCAGCAGATTATTTAAACACAGTAAAAGATTATCTTAGTAACTACGATGCTAGTAGATTACATGAGCAAGATGATACATTTTTTAAAGATGTTTTTGGTGATGACGAATTAAAAGATTCATCTTCAAAATCAAGAGATTTAATAAATAAATTAAGACAAGATTATAGAAATATGTCTGATGAAGAATTAGATAAATTTTCAATTGAAATGATAGAACATTTTTTAGACAACGTAGCAGCAAAAGAACGAGCAAAAATGCTTTTAAATAAGTAAAAACAAAAATATGAAAAAATTTAATTACACAAAATGGGTGACAGAAAATAAATGGGGAAATGATTCTCTTAATGAACAAATTACGGGAAGTTTCACAGGAAGTGACACTGGGTCTGGTATAGCACCAAGTTGTCCTACAGGTCCCGGTCCTTATAGTGAATACCCTGCGATGCCATCTGTTGGTCAGTATGGATTTCAATTTACAGGGGAGTTTAATCCATCTCTATCATTATCAGCACAAATAATGTGTAACACAATGTTTGAACCAGGAGATTCACCCACCGAAAGTAATATAATGATGTGTTGTGCGACATCAAGTTATACTCCTGAACCCACAGGATCTAATCCATTTTGTTGTAATATAAATGCTATAAATTTTGGTCAAACAGCAGCGGGTAATGCTGCATTTATGGGTTCATTAGGAGCTCCTGAAGAATATGTTATGCAAAATGGTCCTGAAGGAGATTTATGTGATAATAGTATATGTCAAGGAAATGTAAATGCCCCAGAACCAGAAGGGCAACAAGATATGGGCAATACAAATAATACAGTAGCACCATTTAATTGTGATAAAATATTTGCAAATATGGAACCATCATTCCAAAATTTAATTTGTAAAAAATGTGCTAATCCAGCATATGCCGCCCAACAAGGAATGTGTGTATGTTGTGATGACCAAAATGTAAAAGGAAAATCACCTATAAAAAAACGTCTTAGAGAACAAACAAACGTTCAAACAATCCAAGGGGGTGGATGTAGTGGAGATATAATTGTAAACCACACATATAATAGTAATAGTTTCTTTTCTGCCTTTATATATTTTGGAAACACTTATGGAATGTCTGCTAATTTTGCTGATTATGCGTTTCCAACTGATCCATCAGGAAACCAAGGTGGTGCATCTTATGTTAATATAGGATTATCAATAAATCATGATAATCTTAAAGACAATTTAAGTGGTATTATTTCTTATCCTAACTTTGACGCTGCTTTTGAGGCCGCGGGAACAGGTACATTTACTACTGTACAAGCATTTCTTCAATCTTTAACAGCAGTTGGAGGAGCAATGTTTAGTGCTTCTAATTGTTTTGGAGTAACAGGAGTAGATAATTCGTTGCCAACAGCTGGTTTTGAACCAGCAGTAGGTTCTGATATATCAGATCCAGGTGTAGCACCAGATTTTAAATCAAAACCCAATTTACAAAAAATTAAAAGAAAAATTAGGGAGTCAATTAAAAAACTAAAAAGAAAAAAATAAATATTTTTTAAAAATAATTGCGGAAGGATTTGGAAAAGCCAAATCCTTTTCGTATCTTATGGTATAACGTAAGATATAAAACATGCAAGAATTAAGGTTATTTATAGATGAAATGCAAGCTACAAGCAGTAGCTTAGACAAAGTAGCTATCCTAAAACGACAATCAAAATTTATACAAAAGGTACTTGAATACACTTACAATCCTTACAAACAATATAATGTTACTAGTAAGACATGTAAGAAAAATAGCAACTTATGTGATCCTAATAACATACATGATAATGTATTTGACTTGTTAGATGATTTAACTAACAGAGTATATACAGGTCATGATGCAATTGCTATGGTAAATTCATTTGTATTACAAAATAATGGTTATGAAGACTTAATTTACAATATTTTAGATAAAGATCTTAAAACCAGAACAGGTGCTAAAGTAATTAATAAAGCATTTCCAAATTTAATACCTGAATTTAATGTTGCATTAGCACAAAATTATGATGGTAAATGTGATTGGAATGATAGTTGGCATGCTAGTAGAAAATTAGACGGTGTACGTTGTTTAGCAGTTGTAGATGAAGAAGGTAAATGTACATTGTATAGTAGAATGGGTAAAGAATTTACTACGTTAAATAAAATAAAAGAAGCAATTGAATCAACTAACATAATTAATTATGTATTTGATGGTGAAATATGTTTAATAGATGAAAATGGGAATGAAGATTTTCAATCAGTAATGAAACAACTTAGACGTAAAGATCATCAAATTGAAAACCCTACATTTATGATGTTTGATATGATTCATAAAATTGATTTTGACAATGGTAAATCAGAAGATGGCGCTATATTATCAGACAGATTACACACATTAAAATCATTTTGTGAAGATAACCCCCAAACAATTGATGAGTTAAAATATTTAGACCAATATATTATTACTGATGAAAGACATTTTGATATGTGGGGTCAAATAGCAAGTGATGGTAATTGGGAAGGATTTATGTTACGTAAAGATGTAGGTTATGAAGGTAAACGTAGTAAAAATTTACTTAAAGTAAAAACATTTCATGATGCTGAATATGAAGTATTAGATGCTGAATTTGGTCCTATGGCTGTAGTTCGTGATGGTAAAGAAAAACAAGAAACAATGCTAGCACAAGTATGGATTAAACATAAAGGATGGTGGGTAAAAGTTGGTAGTGGTTTTAGTCAAGAACAAAGAATTAAATATACAAATGAGAATATCATAGGTAAAACAATTACT